TCCATCAAGATGAAAACTTGCTCCGCTAACACTAATTGTTGAATTTAGAACTACAGCTCCATTTACGGTTAAATCTCCTGCTATAGTTATGTCAACATCAGAAGCATCTCCAATAGTTAGGCTTTCAGTTATTTGTGGAAGTCTACTAGTTAAATTTGCAATAGTAACATCTGTATCGGTATTAGGTTCTGTATTTGTAATAGTAACAGTGCCATCTGCAGTTGTTTCACAAGCAATTCCTGTTCCTGCAGCAAACATCAAGTCATCTCCTTGAGTTATTGTGGTAGCGTTACTATCAGTAGTAGCAGATACTGTAAAACCACTTCCCATTGTATTGACATTGGGAGAAGTGTTTGTAATTGTTATAGTTCCATCTGCAGTTGTTTCAGTCGATATACCAGTGCCACCTGTAAAAGTTAAAGTCTCTCCATGTGCTATTGTAGTAGAGTTACTATTAGTATCTACACCTATATTAAATGTAGTTAGTTGATTAGTATTATCATTAGGGGGTACTTGCCAAGAACAAGAATTGTCTCCATCGACTCTTAAAAACTTTGTTGTACCTGTTACTCCTGTAGAATATAATTCCGTTCCTTCTAAATTACAACTTATAGTTGCTGAATAAGAGCCACTAGTTGTATTGGTTTCACTAGTTATCAATATTCCTGTATCAGCTGTTAAATCAACACCTGTAATATCTCCACCACCCCCTACATTATCATCAACATATTTTTTTGTAGCTACTTGATAGTCTGAACTAGGAGTATAAGCTCCTCCATTATGCTTAACTATAATATTACCTGGAGCCGAATCTAATATAATATCACCACCAACATCAAATGTTAAATCTGCATCAGAACCTGCATTATCAACTGTATTTATAGTTGTAGCTCCTTTATCTCCTACAACTATATTAAAATAATCATCTCCTATGTCAGTAGGATTGTTAATTTGAAACTTATTAAATATTGCTAGTCCATCTGCATATTCAAAATTAAAAAATGAATGTATAGCTCTAGCACTTACCCCTCCTTTTTCAAATAATATATCTCCAGCATTTGAATTTAAAACAACATCATCATTAGAAGTTACTATTAAATCAGCTCCACCACCTGACCAAGATTTAATATAAGTGTCACTTGATGATACTTGCATTGTAAGAGTAGCTGTATCATTATCCATTTTTATAGTATGATTATCTTCATCTATTTCTAGAAAATTAAATACAGCTCCTGCTCCCCAATCTCTAAAAGCTAATTTTCCTTTTGTCTGTATATAAGTTTGACTTGTATTTGGTAAATAAATCGTATCTAGACTATTTATTGTTAAATCGCCATTAGTATATGTAACATCTGTTAAATCATTTAATTCTGGGCTTATATAGGATTTTAAAGTATTCCCAGTTACGTATTTTAATACCCCACTATCAGACATTAAAAATTTATCAGTATCACTACCAATTTCAGCAAGTCCAGATAATGTTAAGTTTCCTGTCAAGCTAAGAGTATTAGCTCCTACATTTAAATCAAGTGTTTCTACTGTCCACGCAGTAGATGGAGTCGTTGTACTAGTAGCAGTACCAGAGTCCGTTACAGTTTCTTGTGTCCATTCAGTAGGCATCTATCTCCTAATAATCTTGAGGTTTTATTGAACCAGTTGTTTGATAATTACTTCTTGAAAATTTCTTTCCTTCTTTAACACCTAAGGCATACTCTTTATCAAAATATTGAGCTGTGTTTAAATCCATATTTCTAGGTTCTTTATATCCAGAGGCTATAACTTTAAACAATATTATTTCATGAAATTGCTCAGGAATTTGACTAAAGGTATTCCCTAGTGTATTAACGCTTAAATCAGTATCTCTAGATATAGCGTATATTCTTAAATCTTTTACACTTGATATAGAATTCCAAGTAGTAGTAACTCCATCTCTAGTAACAGTAGAGCCTTTTTCTACAATACCAATTCTTTTTAATTTATCTACATACCAAGCTTTTTGTGTTTCAGTAGCCATTATCCTCCCTCACTTGTATCATCATCTATTGGAGGCTTACTAAGTAGCATTGGAATCTTAACATCGTTTAACCAAATATCTCTTATTTTTATTATCTTGCTATCTAAGGTATAGTATCTTTGATTTGCAACTGTAGTTGATGTATAAGTATCTTTAATTATTTCTGTCTTAGCACAAAAATCATCTTTAGCTCTATTAATAGATTTGATTATTTCTGTTTCACCCATATGAGGATGATGTTGCTGTATAAGTTCTATCATTTGTCTAATTGTCATTATTCTGCTTGAGCCTCCTGACCTGTAAATCTTTGCATTTCTGTTAAATAATCTTTTTCTAATAATTGTGTTTGTGCTTGAATCATTTGCATTAATTCAGAGTCTTCTTCATCTTGAACTTGATTTCCAATATATGCTTTTAAAATATTTACACAGCTTTTTAATGTCACAGCATGTATAAGTTCACTTGGTAAAAAATATGTAGAGTTTAATGTCGTTGCTGTCATTCCAATAGTATCAGTACCATCAGCAACATATGAAAAATACCATATTTTCCCTTTTTGAGGAACTGTAGGTGCAGGTAATATTTTAAGAGTAGCTGCTCCAGCATTAGCTGTATCATGATGATAAATAGGGCTATATACAGTAGCATTGTATATACTATTACTATCTCCAGCTACTGCAAATCCAGCTCTATCAACTTCTTTGCATTCTCTTTCTATCCCATTACTATCAGCGTCAATTCTTGTGACTTTTAGTATTTTCCTACCTTCAACAAGCCATTCAGAATTAGACTCTAATACTCCAGGGGTTCTTGAGTATTTCATAAGCAAGTCAATAGGTAACATATCTGCTATTTCGTTTATAGCAGCGTTTATTAAATCACCTGAATATAAAGCGTCAGTAGTATGCTGAGCTCCAATTAAGTCTGTTATTCTCTGAGTTATAGTTCCACCATCAGCCATTATTTTTTACCTTTTTTATTCTTTAAATTTAACTTTCTTCTAGTGTCAGGCTTTACTTGGCTATGCCAAGGATTCCCAACACTAGTAGAAAATCTATTTGCTAGCTTTTTTGCCATTATCTAGGACGTCTATTTATACTTCTAGTTGGCCTAGGTTTGAGTCTTCGCCCAAAACGACCACCTGTTTTTTTATGAGTACCTACCATTTTAGCAGCAGGTTTTGTTCTCTTGGATTTAACTACTCCAGAAGAGCTTCCAACAGAACTACTGCCCACTAAATTGATATGTGTTATATCTCTTTTCATTTTATCTCCTTTATTATAAAAAATTACACACTTGTCATTAAATATACTGGCCAAAATTGATTTCTAGCCAAAGTCATTGATTCGTTATTTGTATCAGCATCTGTAGTATATGCTAATTCTATTCTCGTAATACCAGATACACTAGCTAAGTCTGTATTTATCTGTCTAGTATTCCCAAGTAACAGTTCTTCTGATATAGGTATTTTATTCATACCATAACTAGAGGGAAAATCTAGTCCTTCAAGTGTATCTAGTACATTTACAAATCTAAAACCTCTGCTTCGAGGCTGTATATTACTACCTGCTTCTATTATAGGGTAAAGGCTACCTCCAGACTGAGAACCAGCTCTCCCTTTCAAATTCTTATCTTCAGTTACGTCTTTCAAAGTCCATGTACCAGTTTCATTTGTAGCGCTTGACGAACTTGACCTAACAACAGTAAAAGTATTATGACCAGTTCTTGTTACAACTCCATCTACTAAATTATCATCATTAAAATTTGTAGTTCCAGATATTGAAACCCTGTCTCCAGAAAGTAGTCCATGATTAGCACTTGTTATTGTAATTGTTGTTGAAGAACAATCTGCATCAGTTATAGGCATTGAATAAAAAGGACTCTGAGGAGCTGTTGTATCATGACTATGACTAAAATGAACAGACAGCCAAGCTTGATTACTAGCATGAGCATATGAACCTAATGCAGACATTGGAAGACGAGTCGTATAAGTTTCTTTACTCCTTGCACCTCCACCAATTATAAAAGAAATATTTCTATTTTTTAAATTGATTGGAATAGGCTCTGAAAAATTAGAATGGTCTTCGCTTTTAGGAAGTTGCATATAAGTCATTACACCTCCAAAATGAAATTTCTTTTTCTCCATATCTTCTCTACTTGGAGTGTTAATTGTAAATACCTGTCCATCACTAAACCCATCTATATCAGTGACAGATAAATTTATGCCTATATCAATTGTAAAAGACATATTATTTACACCTGATTTACCTAGTCCTAAATCATTAAAAGACCAATACCTTCCAAGTCCTTGGGTATAAGCAGCATAAATTCTATCAACTTCAGAATTATCTGATTTTAAATATTTTTCAACCCAAAATCCATCGTCATCTGCTGCCCCTCCACTTGGGTTATCTACAAATCTTAATTTATAATAATAATCGCAATTTAAAACATGAGTGCAAGTACCTGTTATCTCTCCAGCATAATCTGAAACACCATCTGTTTGCCCTATACCTGGAGTAGGAACACTTAAAGATGTAGTCCATTCCATTTCAATAGGCAAATAATAGTAATTAACCCATTTGTTTCTTACTTTATTAACATTTGATGCTATTGTACAGTCGTTAAAAGCCATTACACTATATTTGGATAAACTGTTAACTTAATTGGTTTGTCATCATTACCTGTTATTGATGTTCCTGTAGCATCAAGCTGGATTCTCATATATGGAGCCTTACCATTTGTTGCCATATCATATACAAAATGGTCTGAAACTGCATCTGTACCTGGATTCCAGGTACCTATAAGTTGCATATCAAACCAAGTTGCATTATCCATTGAACCTTGTACAACCAATGCAACATCTCCTGGGTCATCATCTGCTGATTGTCCATTACCATTTATAATTACTGTAAATGAAGAATCTACAGCCCAATTAAAATGATTCGTATGAGTATCATCTCCATCAATTATCCAAACATCACATTCTCTCCTTGGATATTGAACTATAGCATTTCCAGAAATATTAGTTGCATTTGGCATTGTGCCAGAAGCTCCTCCAGAATCTGTTCCAGAAACATTGGTATTATGCCCAGATGCGCCTTTTCTAGTCCAAGGAGTTGTATATCCTCCTGCCATTTATCTTCCTCCTAAATTTATGTACATGGGGCACAAGGCCCCATATACGTTATTAATTAAACTAACCACTATGATGGGTCAGCACCTACACCTGATATTGTAACATCTGATTGATTAGGACCTCCATTATAATAGATTAAAGATACTGTAAGCGGATTTGCTGCTGTACCACTATCTTTTTCTACTACAACCTTTAAGCCATTAGTTATTGCCCCGCTATACGAAACAATACTTGTTGAACTTGCTCCAGCATCAGCTATTAAGTCAGAAGAGAGCGCTTGGTAAGTTCCAGCACTATTTTTAGCATACAGATGTACATCTGCCGATATAGTACCAGCTCCGAGTACTACTTCAATTATAAACTCACCAGCAGCTTTTAATTCATTAATAATAGGCATTGTAGGCCCATCAGTAACGGCATTTGCTGTTGCGTTTGTAATTGCAGTTGTTTTTACATCATCAGTACCGCCAGTGCTAAAAGCATCACATACCTCAGTTAGTTTTACCCAACCATCACCAAGTTCAGTTTTAGTCCATCCATTATCACTTTGTACACTTGCCATTATTCACTCCTTCCTTAAGAAAACTTAAGAATTGCATGAGTTTCAGGCAAACTAATTTCCAAGCCAGCTTCAGTGATGATTTGGTCTTGTCTACCATCAACGCCGTTGTCTTGTACGTTAGTTTCAATGAAAGTGTCTCGACTAACACCATTACCCATAAGTGGTCTGTAAGCTACATTTTTCAAATCAACACATACACAATAATCTTCCCAAGGTCCTCTTAATAAAGGCTCTTGAATAAAGTGTAAATTACCAAATATAGTATTTACCATTGTTACTTGATGCCCATAAGCACCAGGAATACTATTTACGTCTAATCGATATTGAGATGAACCAACAGAATTGTTCAAGAAGCTACCAGCACCTAATTTATTTAAGTAAGTAATAACTTTTCTTGAAGCTAATACTAGCTTATCACCACTATTACCAGACTCAGGTGCAAAATAGTCTTCCATTGCATCTAAGAAAGCATCATATCCTGATGTAGCATAAGACAGATTATAAATCTTACCATAGGTTTGAGTATAAGGTACGATACCCCAAGTTGTTCTTAAAGGAGCGCTTGTAGATTGCTCATTAGAAGAACCACCATAACTAAATAACATGGCTTGTTCTATATCCATCTTGTGTTCCATTAGTTTATCTTGCCAAATTCTTTGAAACTCATTAGCAATACCTCTATATTCAGTAGCTAAAGAAGTTCCTGAGAAGATGTTCATTCCAGTTTTGAATATTTGACAATATCCTTCTCTGTCATATAATTTATCTTCCCAACCATTTGGACTATCTGTTCCCTCAGCAAATGCACTACCGACCAATTGACCAGCATTTCCAGCAGAAAACGTCAAAGTTCCAGATGTAGGAGTGTCTAAAGGCACAATCTCATCTCCACCACCTGTTACAGTAATAGTAGTTATACCATTTGTACCATCAGTACCACTATGTGCAATAGTTGCATCAGCAGCTATTCTAAATGTATAAACATTACCATTATCAGCTTTCATTGAAAATACAGTATTTGGCAGTAAGAAATGACAAGCATTATTAGATTGGACTTTACCATATTGGTCATATCCGCAATCTATTACAAGATTGTCTGAATCTGCATCAGCAATAGTAGGACCTCCTTCAAATGTCCAAGTTACAGAAGAATTAACTTCAAAATTACGTCTTTGCCACTGATGTCTTTGCTCAAGAAATTTGAACACAGGGTCATTAGTAGCTTTTTTTGCCACCTTCGATAAATATACGAAGAATGGACTTTGTTGTGGAGCAAGCTCTGCAACTCTTTCGCCAAAGTTAAACTTACGCCTAGTATCGTTAATATCAACACTAGAGGCGACATCGTTACCAGCTTGACCTGAAAAAAATGTTCCCATTTGATTCCATCCTTATTTATGCCCATCTTCAGCTGTCTTATTAGACCTTCGGGTAGGGCTGTTAATTAAGTTATTTCCAAGGGTTTTTACTATTAAAATTCCCTATCATTGTATCTATCATCTTGTCCTCAATACTTCTTCCATCTACATTAGTATTCCCAGAAGGCATTACTCCCATAGGAGATGGCACTTGCTGAGCATTTCTAGTTTGTTGAAAGGTATCACTAGGAGTAGTTTGAGAAGGAGTTGCTTGTTGAGTAGTTCCTCCGTTATTCATCCTATACAAGTGAACAAGATTATCAACACTAATTGAATTAGGGTCTGACATTTTCTTTATAAAATCATTTGCTTCGCTTTCACTCATACCATGATGTCCCATTACATGAGACTTAACTTCAGCTGTTTGTTGAGCAATCTGTTGAGCAGCTTGTTGTTTCTTAGCTTCTTCAATTCTTGCTTGTTCCATTTTCTTGAATTTATCTTCAATAATAGCTGTTTGATATTGAGATTTAAGAGAATTATATTCAGTTATATCATCACGCCATCCTTCTAACTCATCTAAATACCTAGCACTTTCACTAGAAGGGTCATTATATGCTTCTTCTCGATTAAAAGTTCTAGGTTGTTGTGGCTTTGGAGGAGCTGGAGGAAACTCTTCAACTGCAGGTTCAGCAGGTTGAGCAGGAGCTTCAGGTTGAACTGGAGCTGCTTGCTGTTGCTTTATTGCTTCTAACTCATTTTTATATTTATCTGCTTGAGACTGCCAATATTGATAGCGAGTCTCATCATTATTAGTTTGAGTTGGTTGTTGAGTAGCTTCATCATTACTTGTCTCAGGTTGTCCAATTTCTGGAGCTGATTCAGTATTTCCTTCATTTCCACTAGTAAAAGCACCTTCAATACTATTAGAGCCCTCGATAGGTGTATTAAATACAGCCTCTTCTAAAGAAGCAAACTCTTGCTCATTAGAAGTTTCTTGAGGGGTATCTGTTCGTATATTATCTTGTGTCATTATTTCTTTCTCCTTTTAGCTGCTCCTTTGCCACCTGAAGGAGGTGAGCTTATTTTGTTTGCCGCATCTTTAATCTGCGTCTTAACAGTGGCTAAGTTGTCATCAAGACGTTTTTCAAATATAGTTCCTGCCGCTTTAGCTTTATTACTAACTTGGTCAAGACCTCCTTTGAATTTCTCAACTTCAACTCTCTTTCTAAGATTAACAGCTTCTCTATCTCTAGTTTGCAAATCTCCTTTAAGCTTTTTATTCTCTTCTTGAGTTTTCTTTAAAGCTTCTTGTAGCTGTTGAATCATATCAGTTCTTTGCATTACACCTTCCATATCAAATACTTCGGTTTTCTTAAGAACTTCTTGTCTATCTATTATGCCTTTTTGATATGCATCCATATAGAATTCTAATTCAGCATATCTATTTGAAGGTAATGTAGAACCTGTGACAACTATGACATCATACTTTCCAACTGTAATGTCATTCATAACTTCTATTTCACCTGTTTTATCATCTACTAATTTCTTATTAATAACATATTCATTGATAGAATTATTAGGTTGTACTACTCTAAATACCTTCTGAGTAGTATATAGTTGTTGCATTAGAGGTATAGATATTTGACCAACTCTTGTCAAAGCTGCTTCAATGTCAGCAAGCTTAGATTTCATTTTTCTTTGTCCAAATTCATCTATACTTATTGTTGCTTTATAAGTTTGTGGTGCTGCTTGAGAATTACCCATCATCATCTCATATAAACCTAAAGCATGGTCAATATCATTTTTTGCAGTTAACTCATTTTGGTACAACTCATTAGGAAGAGGTGTGGGCTGAACTGGCATAGGAGCTCCATCTGTGGGGTCATAAGGAATTGCAACTCCAGGTTGAGCCCATTTCTCTTCAAAATCTTTCATATCGACACTACCTTCAGGTACTAATATTTTAGTATTTGTACTTGTTGTAGCATGAGCTATTATCAAAGAGCGTGTTTTATTTATATATTCTTGTAATCCTTTAATCATTCTAACATCAGATACAGGATAAGGTGTTCTTGTATGTACATTCATAATAGGGACTATTGGATAATCCTCTAGTGGTAATACTCTTGAATACAGATGAGTATCACCTACGATAACACACTGTTTAACTTTTTTTCTAGTTATTTTAACTATATTGATTTGACCTCTTTCAACTAATTCTGCGAAGGTAATAACTTCCATATCTATATTAGGAGTCTCCTCCTCAGCTAATGTTAAAGCCTCTTTTTCTGAATAACCAACATAAAGCATCTCCTGAACTTTTTGAGCCATTACTTGCTGTCTATGCATAGATAATTGCTCATATAGATTGTTAGCTATTTTTTCATCTGTTATAACATTACCTTCAATAATCCAAGCAGGTCTCTCTAAATAACTATCATATGCATCTTCCTCTAATAATTCTTCTTTCCCAGAAAAGGATTCAAATGTTCTATATTCAGTAACATCTACTTTGTAATATCTCTCATAACCTCTGATATAATCTTGATTATTTAATCTTCCTACATCTTCTGGGAATTGAACTTCACCATCATCTTCGCGTTCGGTAGAAGCCGCATTAAAATCAAATCTAGTTCCACTATCATCTGCTGCATTATCAATGGCTTTAGCATACATAGGCCATAGCTTTTTAGCCTGGTCTTTTGTAAAAAGTTTAGAAACTATAATATTTTCAGCATCGTCAAAAAACCTATGTCGACTATTAGGGTCAACATATACATCTAATGGGTCTACATCATGAAAACAAACCTCACCTTTACCCATATCCATCATAGGGTCTTGATATACTTGAATGTATCCAACCCCCATAACATAATAATCATCTACAGCTTGCCTTACAACTGTTCTTCCATCTGATATATCGTACATATACTGCATCAAAGCACTCATAACTTGAGCTACTTTATTATCAGAATCCTCTCTAGGAGCAGCTCTAAATGAAGGTCTATTAGCTGTAAGCATTGCTTTAGCAGATTCTACCGCAGGATGAACTCTGTTTATAACAATAGGAGCTTGACCTCTAGATTCAAGTGTGTCCCTCTGCTCTGCAGTCCATTGCCTACCTAGTCTAAATTCTTTATCTTCTTTGGCTTGATTAGCCCAAGTATCTCTTTTGCTAGAGTATTTATCGAATAGGTCTAATGTTTCATCTACTATATTATTTGCTGTTTTGCCGTCTTTTTTGGTATATGCCATATGCTTAATTTACGAATTACATTGTCATCCAATCAAGAGTTTTCTTGTTATTTCTCCAATCATCTTCTGACAATCGTTCAAATTCCTTGATTCTACATGGCTTCGCACCATCTAAAGCTGTCCATATAGCGTCCATAATATCATCATTTCTTCCTTTTGGATAAGATAAAAACTCTTGTTGTGCTTTTATATCCTCTGGTCTAAAGTAAAACGTCCCTTTAGCAAATAGAGGAACTAGCGACAATAATCTTTCTGATTTACTATTTCTTGGTTTCACACCAGCTTCTAGACCTGGTATGTATAAATTTTCTTCTCTCATTAATTCTCTAACTGCTGTTCTTAAAGCCTCTTGATAACCTACTGTTTCAACTTTAATTCTTCTTGGTTTAAACTTTTTATAAGTATCTATTATAATACTTGGTTGTTCAGCTGGAGATATTCTATTTCTATAAATATCTACTATATACTTGTTATTATCGCTATCAATTGCAATAGTAGCGATGACAAAATAATCAGCCCTAGTAGACAAAGAGCTCGCAGGGTCAACACCAGTATAGAGCTCCACGGGTTTTGTTTCTTCATTTTCTAACCCCTTATTTTTAATTAATAAATTTTGACCTTGTATTCTTTCATAATCATAATGATGTATTTTAATCCAATCTGGTTGAAAAGGTGCATCATCAGGAGATTGGGCTATATTCATGTATTCTTGATAGAATCCATTAATATTCCCTACGGACGAAAATTCGTCCTTTATGGCCAATATCCTTTCTCTAGGAAATCTTTCAGGCCAAATACTTTTCTCGTCTTCGTCCCATATAGAATACCAAAGAACATTCCATGCGCTGGATTCTTTTGCCCAGCATAAGAAACAATCTTCTGATATTACCGTTCCAATCATAGCTATTCTACCTTCATCTGATAAAGATGGTATTACAGCTTCTGTCATCCATTTCCTATTCTTAGCTCTAGCTTCAGGCGTATATGCATTTAACTCTGATTCAAAGTCATCTACTATAATCAAGTTAGGTCGTGTATCACCTTCAATAAAACCCCTAACTCTTTGTCCTGTACCTACTGCTATCATTCTTGTCCCATTAGCAAGTACTATATCTGTATGTGTCCATCTTTTAGCAGTATTAGGACCTAAATCACCAAATATATCTCTAAATTTATCAGAATGAGTTAAATGATATTTAATTCTAGATAGGAAGTTTATAGACTGAGCTTGAGACTCAGATACTATAACTATAAATAATTCATCTGTGCTAGACTTAAAAGCAGCTTTCCACAATGGAAATATAAGTGTAGTAACAGTAGATTTAGCTGTACCACGAGGAGCTGCTATAAGAACCCTACGTTTATCATCATTTGATAGATTTGCATACACCTCATTATGAAATGGGGGTGTTGCTTTTTTAAGTGCAGTAGGAAAGCAATGTTTACCAAACAAAGCCATGTTATTACGTAATTTCTTAAGAGCTTGTAACTGCTCATATTTTTCTTCGTAATCCACTAATCTTCACTTTTAGTAATAGTTTTAGTAGCTATAAGCTTCTCTTCCTCTTCCCTTAATTCATCTATAAGTTTAACATTGCTTGTTGCTTCTATTTGTTCTACTGTTTTAACAAGATGCTTATCTTTCATACCATGCATATCTTGCAAGTTGTCTACAGCTCTCATTAAATTAGTAATATCACCTTTATCTTTAGCTTTTTTAATAGTTTCTTCAAGTAACTCTAAAGTATAAGCCTCTGTAAGGCCATGGTCTTGAAGTAACTTTTGTAGTTCGTCTCTTACCATATCTTTAAACTTCTCCTTTTTCATTCTTTTCTTCCACATAATCTTTTGATTATCAGTTGGATTATCTAGAACGTGATTTATTGTCTTATCATAATCCATGGTCTGAGCATAGACCATAGCTAGATTTTTCATTTTTTGACCACCTGATAACACTTCCCAATGAGTTTTGCCAGATATTGTATTATTAGCTTTCCTCCCTGAAGCATTAAGCTTAACGGAGCTATAATTAGGGTTATAGAAAGTATAACCATAGGGAAGACGAATATAGACGCTAGTAGGCTTATAGGTACACTTAGTGATGACCTTAGCCACGTAGTTATCATCGGAGAGTGCATAATCTCCTTCTCCTGCTTCTTTCCAGGTCTTGTATATAATATTTCTTTCATCTGCTTCCTCTCTTCTATAAACCTTATAAGCAGTAGGTTCCTTATCACCTTTGTGGTGTATATCTATTGTATACATTATTTTGTAAATGCGCTATTTAAGTTTGTATTCTCTCCAAATAAAGCATCTACAGGCTGGTTTAAACTTGGTATAAACTTTAACATTCTTTCAATAGTTGCTTCATCTGCATCGGTATGATGAACATTCTTATATAAATTATGCCTAGCTAACATACTACCTTTAGAAACTTCTTTTAAATCGCTATCAGTACCAGGAGCTGCAAATAAGTTTGCAAAAAACATAGCATTTGCTTGTTCATCTGACCAATCTTGAGGATTCATTGGAATTGTATTTATAAAACTATCATCAAATGCATCGTATTTACTAGCCATATTCCTCATTCTTTGTATCCCTGTAGGAACACTAGTATCTGTAAATTGATAAACTCCTTTAGCAGTAGATGCAAGCGTTCCATCTTTCTTTCTAGGAACAGCCATAATTCTATTATCAGACTCAATCATTCTTACTTGATTAGAAAACTCTTTCATATTTTTAAGGGCATTTTCCATATCTTGAGGTAAAATACCTATTCCTAGTAACATTTTTTCTAAAAAATTCATTTATATTTGATTCCTCCATCTCCAAAAAGTCCACCTGTTCCTAAATATGGGTGAATATAAGGATTAAAAGTAGGTAAACTAATATCTTGATTAAAATTCCTAGAAGCATATCCAAATAAATTTTCTCCCCATGGAGAAGGATTGTCTGACCATTGACCTCCTGCAGACCTTTGAATACTTTCTAATGTATCTTGATAATTAGCTCCTTCAGAAACCTTTTGAACAACGTCTAATACATTATCTTTATCTTTTTTAGATTTAATCCATTCTAATAAGCTTTTGAAAGGTCTTTTTCGGTCTTTAGAGCCCTCCTCATCTAATTCTAATTCAGGCATAGAAGGACCATCTGGAAATTCAGATACCTTTTGACCTGTGTCAACCCATATTAAATCACCTAAATTATTATAATCCTGTTTAGGAGTACCTGTAGTAGTAACATTATCTACAGGTTTATACTCAAATTTCTCTTCACCAACATCTTCAGCTACATCAGAGCCAGTACCTTTATCCATAGCATCAGAAACTCTCTTTTTATCGATAGCCCATCTAGCCTTGTTGTCTAATCCAGATGCTGGAGCTTTATATAAAGGAGCTTCAATTTCGTCATAATCTTCTTTTTTACCTCCAACTGCATCCAACATGTTTTCAAAAAGAGACCAACCTGAAAATAACTTACCCCTAGACTCTCTTTTTAATCGTCTTTGCTCTTTTTTTAAGCTTCTTGCTAATTCCATAGCCTCCAGTTCTTCAGGAGTATATCTAGTTGAGGATGTCCAGTCTTCACCTGTTTTACCAGCTCTACCATCTTCGTAAGTGTATTCTTTCAATATTAAAACCTCCAGTCAAAGCCTAATTTAGCAGTATCACCGCTTTTACCCAAAGTAAAATCTAACTTCCTAGTGGGAGAAAATTTAAATTCTCTCTTTAAAACATCTAATTTAGTACTATCTGGAAGTAAACTATCGATACCTGGAGTAATAAACCTATCTAATAAAGATTTTCCTAGCAATCCTTGCCATAAAAGGTCTTTATCGCCTTTTATAGCTTCAATACCTTTACTTACCTTTTTAGGGTTTTTAGCTCCTTTATACAATAGATTAGCCCAGACAGGTGAAACGTCCTTACTAAACTCTGAAAACTCTATATTAGGGTTATTTGTGCTCATATAATAGCTATAATTTAGCTATATAAAGCTATATATACAAGAAATTACTTGTTTTAAGTATAGAAAGATACTATACCGATTATATATCTATATATACCTATATATATACCTATGGTATAAAATAATCAAAAAAATATATTATGCAAGACTTTTTTTCTTTTGACACAAAAAACAAGACATTTCGGGGTTTTCGTTGAAAAAAACACCATTCCTGAAAAATTGTAACGAGAATGCGTACACGAGATATACACAACAACCTACCCGTCGAAATTCAGGTGCCTACCCCCCTTGCTTCGTTGAATTTCGCCGTGCTCGTCGCACCATGACGGTGCGTCTCGCGCCACTGATAATAGTGCTAATATAAATTAAAAGGAAGGACACTATTATGGAAAATACTACTAACAATTCTAATAAATTTGGCACACTAGAAGACCTATTAGCTGCTTGCCGTCATCACATATTGCCAAATTGTATTAGAATTTATGCCGATACAATTGCTCAACATAATATAGACGTTGCAACAGTATCTGCTCTTTTGCCACCACAATTATCCTGTGATATGAGTAAAGTAACACCTGAGGATATTGTGAGAGCCAAAGTAAGAGCAGAACTTGCAGGCACAGATTATGTTGAGCCACAACCGTATCTTTTCATATGCAAAGCAGTAGATAAGAGAAAAGCTACTAATGCTAAGATTGCAGAGCTTATGGGTAAATCAGACGATGCTCAACAATCGTAGCATTTTGTTCAATTGCGTATATAGCCCTCTTAGGAGGGTTCTATGCGTATAAAGTATCGGAAACAGGTTTTATTTATATTAAGTAATACATACAATGAGTTTGTATTATAAATCTACAATAGCTTAATTTGGAGTAAAAATGACTAATACACAGAATATTTTTAAGGATTTATATGATTACCTATATAGTTGGGAAGAGTGCGCTATTTGTGCTAATATGGTACGTCTTGATAGAATAAATACTTATGAAGAAAATTATGGAGATGATGATAGTATATTTACTCACATTTGTGATGATTGTGATAATTAAATATAAATGAGTTTATAGGCTTGATAAGTTACCTTCTACAAATACTTATGACGACTCATCAAATATTGTATATATAGCCTATAATGTATACAATAAGGTATTTTATTAGAAGATGTTTAAATAAGAGATGTAAGTCCCGAGAAGACACTCAATAAGTCCTAATAGAGCTATTTAGGCTAAACGCAGGCATTCTCTTATTTATACATCTTTATACTTGCAACAAGGAAACTATAATTAAACAGAAAAAGAGGTAATATAATGTCAAATAAACCAGCTAGTACTATTAAATTTAATGAATTAGTAAGTAAAATAACAGATACAGGTGGTGTTAAAGATTCTATTCTTAAAACCATTATTGAATGGACTAAGAATAACAAGAATTTACAATTTATACAGAAAATCAAACAAAAGAAAGAAAGGTAGGTATCTTATGAAGGAGTATTATACAATGAGTACTAAAAGCAGGTCAGTACACATTATCATTGCTAAAAACCATTATCAAGCTTTTAGAAGAGCTATAAGATGGTTTGGCAATCATCAGATTAAAGTATTGCAAGTATCACCACTTTAATCATTTTACCATTTTAGAGAGGTAGTGTTAAATATATTTATCAGTATCATCATATCGCGAAAAACTGCGGTCTAGGCCAACGAGAGTGGTTTGGGGATATAAATATTTATAATGCTACCTCTTTAAAATATTTTAGTGTTTTTAATAATTTTATGATATTTATAATAAAGAAAGAGAGGTTTTCAATGGTATTAAGTATGATGTTAAGTGTTTTAACAATAACAACAGAGTATTCATTCTCAATTGTTAAAGTAAATGAAATCCAAGCAATTGAATTAGTAGATAAAGATGATGGTGGTATATTAAGTATCACATTAAAAGGTAACAAATCAGAACAAATCATTTATGCAGAAGATAATAAAGATAAATGGGATTATGTTAAAAAGTGGATGGAATCTAATATCTTAAATATACAAGAAGAAATGAGTAAACAAGATGTATTAAGACATAAAGATACACATCCAGGATTTTAAAATTGCTAACATACCAAGGCAGAAGAGAAAAAGGCTATAGCGCTCATTATGCAAGTATGTGACCAAAGGCTGATAACCGGGATGATTAAGTTCATCTGACTATCAATTATAAACCGAGGGTTCCAAGTTAACTGAAACTGTCAGCTAGGAATGGTGGGAGATAGTTTTGCGCCTAAAACAGAGATAAGTGATTTCTAGACATTTATCAGAAACGCCTGAAACTATCGAGGAAAAAGTGTAGGTTTATATAAAATTGCGAGATGTGCAAGGAAAACAAAACATCGGCGGCAGGTAGGCAAAAGATTAAATATTGCGGATGAGTGAAGTGGTCTCACGCTAGCCTCATAAGCTAGAAATTAATGGTTCGATTCCATTATCCGCAACAATTAAGGCAGTGTGTCTGTTATCGTGAGAGCAGCAAGGGATTTTGAGAAACAGGTTGTTATTCTACCTTCATATCTCATCCTTTCAACCCTGTTTAGCACTGCCTTATAATTTAATAAGGAGGTTATAATGAACAATTATGAAGATTATCTTTTAGATAAAATAGATGTATTAATAGAAAACTCAATTAAAATAAAAAGGAGTAGTAATGCAAAGAAGAACAAATCAAGCAGTATTCGCAGTATTAGTAATGCTAACATTTTGGCTAGTGATTCACACAGTTAAATTAAATACTATAGTCCCTGATTATACTATATTAAATAAAACTGTAAATACTCTAATGAATAGAGTAATATCAGTAGAACAAATGTTTAAAGAATTGAAATCATTAAAAGGCGCTCTTGAACATAAAGAAATGTATAAAGAGCAATTAGAATCATTTAAGCCTTTTGGAGATAAATTCAATGAAATGAGAGCATTATATGGAGCGGGATATATCTTTAATTGGAATGGAGATTATTTCACTACATATTATGCAGAAGAAGTTAACAATAACCGATAAAAAAAGGAAGGAAGGAAAGACATGTCTATAAAAATCAATCTTTTAAACAATGGTGAGTTCACATCGCGAGATGTATCTTCAAGTAATGTTGGAGAATTAAGGAATGAATTAGAAATTCCTACATCAGCACAAGTTAATGTCGGTGGAACTATCAGACAAAATGATTTCTCATTGTCTGAAAATGATTATGTAGCATATACATCTAATAACAAAGTAGGAGGTTAATTATGAGCGATAGTATAACTTTCGATAATGGATTAACAATGGTAAATGTTAATAATTTAGATGTATTATCTGAACCATCTCAAGAGTTAGCTAATGCTATCGCTACAGGACCTCAAGATGAATTCTTTCAGTTGTTAGAAAGTACTAACGGACTTATCAGGAGAATATCAGCAGGTAGAAATTATTATAATATGCCTGTTGATGATTCTCTTGATATTTCTGTTACACCATCTTGGAATTGGCGACCAGGAACTTACGATAAAATAAGAGAGCTAACAGTAAAGATATTACAGTTAAACAAACGTAGTAATGGGATATATAAGTTTGTCAAAAGAACAAAAGATAATGCAGAATGGAGTATGCATAATATAATACGCAATTTTGATGAGCTTGAAAGATTAAAGTATAATTTAAAAAATGATGGTTATCCGTATAATGTAGATATTGAAGAATATACAGATAATTTAAAATCTTTCGGAAATGTTGTTTTAGAAGAATGTGATAAAGTAACAAAAGCTTGGCCAAATGTATCTATAAAACCTTATGTTTTTATAGATGAACATTCACCTAGGAATTCTACATTTTATCTAGATATAACATTAAATAGCTTAATAATGAATATATTCCATCAAAGTAGCAAGATACAAGAACTTCCTTTAGAACCTATAAGAATAGTTATTCATAATAAATTAAGAGATGCTATGAGCAATTTCTTAAAAGTATCTAGGAAAAATAATTATTCATTTAAAGGAATATATCAAGCTAATGAATATAACGATAATTATTGTAGTGATGGAGGACGATATTTTAGTTTTCCATATATAGCAAAAGCTAGATATAATTATGATACAAATAGATATAGTTATCAAGCAGTATGCTTAGATAGATATTTAGATGATGTAAAACGTAATTTATCTAATATAAGTTATATGGAAATGATAATGAACTTAATGTCTTGGGCTACTTATTATAATACTGAATATTCAAATCCATACAACCAGCCTTATGAATTGCATTTTGGGATGCCTGAATATATGACTAAAGAATATAAAGGAGCATTTCCTATTTCAGCTGATAATTGTTCGAATAGATTGCGTAGAGTATATGGATTAAACTCAGGATTTCCTGTATCAAACATGCATATATCAAATCAAATAGATATGGCTAATGACGAATGTGATAGAATGCAATGTCAATGGAGGGAAAGCTGCTCATCATATGTAAGAACACAGCATATTAAAAGCATATTTACAGATGAAAATTGTAGATTTCAAGCTGAATCTTTATTAGGGTGGATTAAAACTTTACCTGATTGGAAATATGCTATTGCTGATTACTATGAATTAGATACAAGCTATCTAAGTGATGATGAGTTAATCATAAATCATTTAATGATAAATTATACATATGGTAATAATATATATGGAAATCAAATGTTAAATGATTATGGATATTATAATGATGAAGATGGAGGTGAATTAGCAGATAGAGATGGAGAAGCATCAGCTCCAACAAGAGAACAAATACAACAGAGAATGTTGCAATGGGCAACAGAAAGGAGTATGTAATGCAATTAGAAGAAATGTTTCATATTAAAGAGAAAAGTTGGTATGAAATAATATCTTGGGCTAAGTTAGCATATGATGAAGATAAAAATGAAATATCAGGCTTAGCTACAGCAGTACCTGATAAAGATGGATTCTTTATTATTGGCGATGTAGAAATAATGAAGCAAGAAAATAGTGGCTCCAATACAGAGTTAGATGGAGATGCAGTTACAGCATATAAAATGAAATACGGGATGAAGCATAAAAATCCTAATATGAAATTTGTATGGTGGCACTCACATCACACTATGGATGCATTCTGGTCAGGAACTGATGTAAAAGAGATAGAAGCTTGGGAAAATGACTCCTTTTCATTAGCACTTGTTGTTAATCTTAAAGAGGAATATAAATTCAGAGTAAGTGTTTGGAAAGCTGCTGGATTAAATATAGCTCAACATTATGATATTCCATTAAATATATTAAGAAAAAATGGAATAAAAGTAACAGATAAAATGAAAGAACAATATGAAGAATTATGTTCTGATAAACATTCATATGTTACTCATCATAATAACTGGAAGAATAATCATCAAACAACAATATGGAATAATAGTTTTAAATCTAATATGCCCAATTGGAATGATATGAACAACTATTCCAAAACACTTGAGTTAATAGAGAGCGCTATGGATGAATTTATGAGTGATTCATTATCTTTTAAGGATTTTAACGACCAAATGAAATTCTTAAATAGTGAAATTAAAAATCACAAAATAAAGGATTACAAGATAAAGATTCCAAAAGGCTCTAAACAAGCAATAATAAATAAGTTAAGTAGTATCTTTCCTGAAGATTTGTTAGAATTTAAGGATAATGATACAAAAGAAGCTTATCAAAATCAAACTGATGTTTGGGGAGGTAATTATGGCTACTTACATTAACACTCGTTCAATAGGTTTAGTCGATAACCTTCATGAACATTACTTTCACATACTGGGTTGCGGAGCTATAGGAAGCTCTGCAGCTACCCAGTTATGTAGAATGGGAGCAGAAAACTTCTCATTATATGATATGGATAAGGTTGAGACAGCGAATATAGGCGTATCTCAATACAATCAATGTCATATTGGAATGAATAAAACATCTGCTCTTAAACAGTTACTAACAGATATTAATCATGAAATAGATGTAACTGAGCACTTTGGTTTATTTAGCAATTATTATTGGAATAGTAATAATGATATTATCATATTAGGATTTGATAGTATGAAATCAAGACTAGAATCAATGGAAGTATGCTTAGCTAAAAGACCTAATTGGAAAGAAAGTAAACCTCTTATGGTAATTGATGGGAGGATGGGAGCTGAACATTATCAACAATACACGTTTGTATCTCCTTCCTTGGATAAATATAAGAAAACGTGGTATTCAGATGATGAAGGAAGCTCTGAACCATGCAACATGAAAGCAACAAGCTATTGCTCTAATATGAGTGGAAGTTTTATAGCAAATACCGTTCGAAAGGTGTTAACAAAACAACCTTATGAAGCCGCTTTGTCATTTAATTTTCCAACTACAATGTTAGAGAAAAAGACCTTGTATAAATAGCTAGAATGTTGTAATATAATGGGCTGGATAAAATAAGCAAGTTATGGATGTAATAAACTGCAGGTCTTGCTTATTCCAGCCTATTTCACTTTAAATAAAGGAGAATAAGAATGGCGCTTAAAAAAGTCAAAAGAAAAGCTGTCTCCAATAATCCTAAAACAATGTTGTTATATGGAGCACCAAAAGTAGGTAAAACTACAGCATTAAGTAAGCTTGATGATTGCTTAATCATAGATACTGAAGGTGGTGCTAATATGATTGAAGGATATGTGGAATCAGTTAAAAATAGAGCTGAATTAATAGCTTTATTAAAAGAAGCACAGGAAGGTCATGAATATAAATATGTAGCTATTGATACAATTGATAGAATAGCAACATGGGCTGATAAAGCTGTGTGTGAAGAAGAAAATGTGTCTGCTGTACAAGATTTGCCTTTTGGTAAAGGATTTGGTCTTGTAAGAGAGAAAGTATTAAATACTATACATTTTCTTAAAGAAATATTTCCTCATGTGATAATAATCGGACATAGGAAATGGGCTAGAGCAATAGTAGACGGAAAAGCTATGGTTGAACCTGAAAGCTTAGATTTAACAGGAAAGTTAAAGAATATGCTGATGGCAGATTGTGACGCTATAGGTTACGTTTATAGAGATGATGAAAATAAGAAGTTAATGGTATCATTTCAAGCAAATGAAGCTCTAGAAGCTGGTAGTAGAAGTCCTCATTTGAGAGGTAAAGAGATGGAATTAAACTGGAAATCAATCTATAAAGGAGAAAAGTAATGGCGATATTTAAACCTGAATCAAGCGGAAGTTTCAATGATTATTTAGGAATATGTGAGTTTGGAATCTTAGAATTTAGAGATAAATCAAAAGATTTTGAATGGGCTGACTTATTCATTGAAATATTAGTTAAGCAGAAAAATAGTGATTATGATAGAACTATTCAAATAAAAGGAAACCTTGAAAGAGAAAATGGTAAAATAACAGGCGGAACAGTTCTTAAAAGAATGTATCATGTATTTGAACAGTTAGGATGCGGAGCTGGTATAAACGTAGATGGAGAATGGGAAGATGAAAATGGTGATAAGATAGAAGATATAGCAAGATATTTAAATGATAAATTTGTTATAGCTAATGGAAAAACAGAGCCAAATATGGATTATCTTGCATATTTCTATAAAGGAATACCAAAAGAAACTGGTGGTAAATCATACACTAGGGCTTTTAATAAAATATATCAAAATAATGATAAAAATAAAGCTCAACTGCAAAGTGATGTAACTTGGATGAAGTCAAAAGGCTACTTAAAAGAGCTTAGTGATGAAGTTCAAAATAAAACAGAAATGTCTAGCAGCGGTTTATCTAATCTATGAAGTATGTCGAGATTGCTAGAGGTACACCAGCAAATAGAGGTATATTAATACCTTTTAATAAGCTTGGTAACTATATTAGTGGAGAACCTTTATATAGGTCTGTATACTTATATGATGAAGAAGCTTTAGAGTATGTTAGTAAAAAAGGTACTCTTAAAGATTATTTCGGAATAAGAAGTATAGATAAAATACCTATAGATATAGATAAAGGTGATAATACTAACGAAAAAACCCTAGACATCTTGAGAAGTGTTATCATGGAGCTGGAAGAGGCAGACATTATGGAAGAAAGTTTCCAATGCTACTTTTCTGGCTCTGGATACCACCTTATATTATCAGGCGACTTGTTTAATTTTAAGGCTGGTATAGATTTGCCTTATATAGTTAAACAAACTCTAAAGAAATTAACTCCACATATAGATTCTAGTATTTATATGAGAACAGGTATATATAGAGTTCAGCATACTATAAATCAAAAAACTGAATTATATAAAATACCTCTAACAAGAGATGAAGTGATGAATTTAGAGTGTGATGATATAATAAAATTAGCTGAAAACAATAGAGCTGATTTTAATTATCACGATTTAAAGGGTAATGGAGAGTTAGAGCATTCTATTGTACAAGAAGTTCCTGATGTTCAAGTATTTAATAAAATATCTGAACCTAACAAGATAGTTCCTTGCGTTCAATCAATGTTAAAAAAAGGAGCTAGTCAAGGAAGTAGGCATATAACAGCAATGAGAATAATAAGTTATTTTAAAAGAAATGGATTACCGAGTCATTATGCTAAGGTATGTATGCTTCATTGGAACAACAAGAGTATGAATGAAAATCAGATAATGGAAATGGTTGAAAAGGTTTATAATAGAAATTATAGATATGGATGCCATGATACAGTAATGATGGAACATTGCAAAACTCAATGTGTGTACTTTAATAGAAAAGACTATTTAATAGATATTAAATCTGCAGATGAGATGCAAGGAGAACTACATGAGCGTTTAACTACTGATTTCAGTGGTAAAACTATAGACCTAGGTAGGGCATTAGGAATTAAAAAAGAGGCAGTTATATATCCAGGTGAGTTAGTAACTATATTTGGACCAACAGGCTCTAATAAGACTACTTTTGCTCAAAATTTAGCATTAGGGGTCGACTTTGTCAATAATAAAATATCAAAAGATTGGCAAATACCTACATTATTCCTAAGTTTAGAGTTATCCTCTTGGTATATGCATAGAAGGCATCTTCAAATAGTCTCAGGAAAAACAAAACAAGAAGTAAATGATAATTATCATAATATATATGAAAGCAACAAGGAAAACTTAGAGCATATAATGGTTCAAACTGTATCACCGACTTTAGATAAAATATCTGAAAAGGTAAGAGAGTTAGAACCAGCTTTAGTCATTGTAGATTATATTGATTTAGTAGATACTCCTCATAACTATAAAGGAGAGTATGAAAGAATTAAATATGTATCTCATGGATTGTCAAATCTTGCTGTTAATATGGATATGATAGTTATTCAAATATCGCAAGTAAGCAGAGAGTATAGTAGAAATGAAGTGCTTGACTTATATGCAGGTAAAGGGTCTGGAGCAATAGAAAATGCATCTAGAAAAGTTATTGGGTTAAATGGTCAATCCGAT